TCAAGGCGCGTGGGGCCTGGATTCCGGGCACGATCGACCCAGCGGCCGCTGGCTCGAACCAGGTCGACGGCAAGAAGTTGCTCGACATCTACCGGAGCCTCGGCCTGCTTCTGACGCCGGCAGACCACGCGGTGACCGCAGGGCTGCAACTCTGCTGGGAAGGCCTGGTCACCGGCACCATCAAGGTGATGCCTAGCCTTGAGAACTGGCGCCGCGAGTTTCGCAAATACCACCGGGACGATAAGGGCAACATCGTAAAGGCCAACGACCACCTGATGGACGCCTGGCGGTACCGCATGGTGACCGGCCGGAACATCGAGCGGACCAACGCGGTGCGGGTGCATGTCCCGCGGCAGATCGGCGGCTCCGGAGGCGGTCCGGGTGAGCGCGGCTGGATGTCATAGACCATGGCCTACCGACCCGAGGACCTACCCCCGAGCCCGACAAAACCCGAAGCGCCACCGGCGCCGACGCCGCCACGCGCGAACCTGCCCACCCGTGGCCTCATCGTGGAGACCGAGATCGAACGCCGGTACCGGCTGATCCGGGAGCAGGAGAAAGCCGAGCAGGACGAGCGCGACCGCCAGGAAAGGCGTGTAAGGAAAGCCCCACGTGGTCCAGTGAAAATCACGGGTGGCGAGCGCTCCTGGATGGTTTAGGAAGTAGGATCGTTCATAGAATCGTGACTTGTAGACAGTGTCTTGGCACGACGCTCCTCCTGCTTCTCGTGCCAACAGTGTTCGCCATCAGGAGGCTCTGGAAGGTTTTGAGCAACAAAGCATGACCCACGAATTCGAACACGAACGAATGCTCGATGAAGGCTGCCCCAACCACAATGTGTCCCGCGCCGACATCTATTACGGCCGCACGGTGAATACGCGTCCCGAAGGAGAGTACGGGCGCTACGACGACGAGCCCGAGCCTTTCCCCATCCGTCCGCTGGGCGATCGCCTGGTCGTGAAGTGGGACGACCTACCTGAGCAGGCCGGCCGCATCATCATCCCCGAGGCCGCGCGCCGGCCCGGAGTACTCGGCGGCGACCAGTTCCTCAGGACCGGCGTGGTGGTGGCCAAGGGGCCCGGCGACAAATGCGGCGCGCCGTATTACGTGCCGACCAAGACCGGCAACGTGGACGGCGGTGTCGAGCTGAAGTACCCGGAGGCTTGCCTGGGCACAGCGTGCCCCAAGTGTCACGGCACGGGCTACCTGCCGATGTTCGTGTCGGTCGGCGACCGCGTGCTCTACGACCACCCATCATCGAACGAAGTGCCGGGCTATCCCGGGTTCGTCATCATCCATGCAGAGCAACACATCCTCGGGGTGCTGGGGTGAATCGCTTCCCTTTCGCTGTGCTCCAAGCCTTTCAGCAGTTGGGGCTGCCTGGTATGACATTATCGGCGCGTGAAGCAGATGCTCCGGCCCCAACCAACGAAATCCCCCAGCTGACGGCAAAGCTCCAGCAACGGCCGCTAGTTTGGCGCTGCGTCACGTGCAAACGGCCAGTATCCAAACATCGGCACTACTGCAAAGCCTGCCTTGATGCTGCGATCGAGAAGATCGCAACCGGCCACAGCGAACCCGGGATGCTGGAGAAGGTCTGCGAGCAGACCACCTCAGCGCAGCGCATAGAGATCCTGCAACGCCTCGACAAGCTGCGCGCCGACAACGGGTTGCCGCGGCTGATCCCGGAAGTCAGCGACGAGGCGAGACTCCCGGAGGGGGCTCTGAATCCCGCGATTGAAGAGGAATTGACGTTCTCTCGCGAAGCAGGGCTGCGATCTTCTGAGCACGCCTCTCAGCGACCCTGCGATTGAAGTTTTTGGCAACTCGTCGACGCTTCATGCTAGGACGATTTCTGAACCACCACAGATAGAGGCCGCTGAAGAGGCCAAGCTCTTCGGATGTCGTCGCGACGAACAATGCCTTACGCACGGCATCCAACAGCTCGGGGATGGGTGCATTGGACTTCATGAGCTCGATAATTGCCCGAACTTTCTCAGCAAACTCCCGAATCGCGCCGGCGCCGGTAATCTCCACGAGTGTTGAGGGATCGGACTTCCAAAAGTGATCGTAAATGTCCGTGCTTATCGAACCCAGACCAACGGCCGCCCATACAGCGAGATCTTCATCGTTGTTCGGTATCGCTTCCCTAAACTGCTGCGTTAGCCGGAGGGTGGCCATGTTGGTAACTACCTCTCTGTAAATCGCGCGTTTAATTCGTCTCCGCTTCTGACTCTCTGCCAGCGTGTGCTTAAGAGGCTCGGCAAGCAATCCAGCAAGAAAACCAACTCCGGCAGTAAATAGCGTCCTCTGCCACTCTTCCATTTCCGAGATTGTAGTTTCATTTCAAGTCGCCCGCCAGGGCGCGCTCACAGGAGTTCCCCCATGTCGAAACCCAACCGCATGTCCGTAGTCCGCGCTAAGCGCGGCGGCGGCAAACACAAGACAAAGCACGTCCTGATCCGCCCGACCGATAACGGTGCCTTCATCACCGAGCACCATATGGAGCCCGCCACGGACCAGGAGAAGGATCAGCCGTGGTCTATGAAACCCGAGGAGAACGCCCACGCCGACTGGGACAGCGCGGTCGGCCATCTCAACGGCATCTTCGGTAAAGACAAGAAGGCAGCCGCGCCGCAAGGCGAGCCGGACGGCGACGAAGGCGAAGAAGAAGAGGAGTAGTCCCGTGCACGGACTCGCCCCGGCACCCAAGTTCCACGCGCCGAAGCCGTTCAAGCTCCCCTCGCCGCCAAAGATTCGCGCCATCCACATCAGGCCCCTGACTAACGGCCTGAAGGTGACGCACCACATGTCGGGCGGCACGAGCAAAGTCTTTACCTTCACCGCTCCCAACAAGATGCTGTCGCACCTGCGGCGCATACAGAACACGGAGTGGCTGAAGCCCATGCACGACCCGGCACCCCAGATGGTGCACGCACTCAACCTCGGCGAAACCCCCTAATGTACCCTCCCGGCCAGGATCCCGCCTACAGAACGAGCCCGTACGCCTCCCGCGGCATGCACCGCGCGGACGAGTTGAAGTCCACCTCCAACAGCATGCGCGACATGTTGAGTGTGGTGACGGCCCGCAAGACCGAGGGGCCGCCCACCGACGAGGACGAGGACCTTCTCAAGAAGGCACAGGACGAATTCCGGCGTGTGGAGTCCTGGGAATCGGATTGGCGGCACCGGGCAAAAGAGGAACTGAAGTTCGTCGACGGCCTCGACCACTGGGACGCCGGCATGAAGGAGGAGCGCCGCGGACGCCCCTGCCTGACGTTTGACCGCATCGGACCGAGCGTCGACCAGGTCGTTAACGACGCACGGCAAAACCCGCCCGAAGCCAAGGTCTCACCCGTCGGCGCCGGCGCCGACGTCGACCTCGCGCAGACCCTGCAGGGACTGATCCGTAACATCGATCAGGACTCCTCGGCCTCGATCGCCTACCTGACCGCCTACGAACACGCCGTTAAGATCGGCCGCGGCTGGTGGCGCATCCACTTCGAGTTTGAGGATGACAACGCCAACGACGAGCGGGCGTTCTACCAGAAGATCATCATCAAGCGGGTCCGGAACCCCTTCAGTGTTTACCCCGACCCGGCAGCCGAGGAATTCGACTACTCGGACATGTCCTTCTGCTTCATTACGGAGGACATCTCGCTTGACCTGTTCAAACGCCTGCACCCGAACTCGCATACAGCCGGTTTCTCGAACTTCGAAGGTATTGGCGACAAAATCAAGAGCGAGTGGTTCCCCAACGGCGCGGTGCGCGTCGCCGAGTATTGGTGGGTTGAAACCATCGACGAGTTGATCGTGCAGCTTGCGGACGGCAGCGTCATGCTGGGTTCGGAAGCTCCGCACGGCGCAAGCATTATTAACAAGCGCCTGAGGAAACGCCGCGTCGTCAAAGGCGCGAAGCTCACCGGTACCGAGGTCCTGGAGCGGTGGACGTGGCCCGGCCGGTGGATTCCGATCGTCCCCGTCCTCGGCAAGGAGATCTGGAAGGAAGACCGCATCACGCTCCGCGGCATGGTCCGGCCGGCGATGGACAGCAACCTGGCCTTCGACTGGATGATGTCCAAGGAGGCTGAGACCATCGGCCTCACCTCGATCGCGCAATGGCTTGTGGCGGAAGGCCAGATGGAAGGCTACGAGTACCAGTGGGCGCAGGCCAACCGCAAGGCCTTGCCGTTCCTGGAATACAAGACCTTCGTCAACGGTCAGCAGGTAGCGCCGCCGCAACGCATCGTGGAGGGTCCGCGGACAGGCGACATCGTACAGGCGATCGCGCACCTGGACGAAGCGACTAAGACCAATCTTTCGACATGGAACCCGTCGCTTGGTGCACCGAGCCCGGAGGCCTCGGGCAGGGCCATCACGGCACGACAACGTGAAGCCGACAACGCGCACTTCAACTACCACGACAACTTGGCGCGATCGATGCGGCACTCCGCGCGCATCGAACTCGATCTCATTCCGCACGTTTACAACGAGCAGCGCGTCGTCTCGATCACCGACCCGGACGGCTCGAACAAGCAGATCCTGCTGAACGCTCCGATGATGATGAAGGGTTTGCAGAAGATCTTCCGCACGCAGAGCGCGGCCCGCTGCGACGTCACGATGGGCTCCGGACCGAGCTACGCCTCGCGTCGGGCCGAAGGCGGAGACAAGCTCCTCCAACTCGTGCCTGTGATCCCCGGCCTGATGCAGCGAGCGCCCGATTTGGTGGTAAAGGCTCTGGACATCCCGGACGGGGACGTCATCGCCGACCGCATCCGTCCGCCCGATGTCCAAGCCGAAAACGAAGGCCAAGCCCCAATTCCGCCTCAGATTCAAGGGTTACTGACGCAGCAGCACCAGATGATCGGCCTGCTCAGCGCGCAGGTGACGGCATTAACGGACGTCGTCAAGAACAAGGTTATCGAGATCGAAAGCCGCGAACGCATCGCGACGCAACACGAGGAACACCAGGATTTCCGCGCCGCCCTCGCCTCCAAGCAGGCCATCGGCGCCCAGATCGTCGAACATACGCACGACGCCATGCAGCGCGACCTCGACCGCCGCGCGGACCTCCTGCACACGGCGATCAGCGTCGAGCAGGACGCCCAACAACAAGCTCAAGCTCAGCAACAAAACTCCGGAGCTGCACCCGGACCTGGCTCTTCTCCCCAGGCACAGCCCGCAGCCCCCGGACCGGTGGCCCCGCCATCCAACCCGCCTGCGGCTCCCGCTGCGCCGGCGGGGCCACCGGCTAACCCTCACGGAGTCTGACCATGCCATACAAGAGCAAGGCTCAGCAGCGGTATCTGGAATCTTCCGCCTCTCCGCTCACCGAGGAGCAGAAGAAAGAGTTCCGCAGTGCAACCGACTTTAAGCGCCTGCCTGACAAGGTGAAGCCGAAAGCGCGCCGCCATGGCGACGGGGACGGCCACTGGAGCGGGCACTAACCCAAATCCTTTATTCAATCGATCCGCCGCCGCTGGCGTCCTGCCGGCGTGTGGCAAACGCCAAACTTTCAACCCACGCGCTGTCGGAAACGAATGGCGCACGGAGTTCTATGGGATTTTCAGCAGACGAACCTGATCTGATTTTTGCAAGCAAGACGCAATCCTCCCAGCAACTGATGGAAGTGCTGGGCGGCGACTTCGACAAGATGGAAGGCGAGGACTTGACGGACACCCCGCCGGCGGATCCGCCGGCCGATCCGAATGCCGCCCCGCCGTCCGATGGCAGCGAAGGAACACCTGCCGCAGCCGCGCCTTCCGGCGAACCCGCCGGAGATGCGCCGGCACCGGCAGCCCCCGCCGAATCGAAGAAGGAGCCCGGATCGAAGCGCTACAAACGTGAGCGGGATGAAGCACGGACGGAGCTCGAAACCATCAGGACCAGAGAGGCGGCGCTGCAGGCCGAACGCGATCGGCTGGCAGCGGACCTCGAAGCCCTGAAAAAGGCTCCTCCGGCCACGCCTCGACCCGCAGCAACCCCGCCCCCGGCCGCACCAGCATCCGCGCCTGTTCCCGCGACGCCACCTCCGGCCGAGGATCTGGAACCGAAGGAAGAGGACTTCGAGGACGTGACGAAGTTCTTGATCGCTCACAGCTCCTGGCAGGTCCGGGATGAATTCCGGAAACGCGATCGGCAGGCCCAAGAGCTGGCCGAGACCACCCGGAAGCAGAGCGAAGAGCAACAACGGACCACCGTCCAACAACAGGAAGCAGAACGCTGGAACAACCAGCTCGCAGCCGCGCGCGTCGAGCGCCCGGACTTCGATGCCGTATTTCAGGCAGCCACGCCCAAGCTCAAGGGCGCCCCCGTGCTCGCGACGTCCGTCAGGGACCGCGAGGACGGAGCCAAGCTGCTCTATTTCTTCTGCCAACATCCGGAGATCGAGAACCGGCTCTCCGAGCTGGTCGCACTACCTCCGAATGCCTCCGAACGCCAAGTCCGCATTGCGTTCGCGACGGCTCACTTCGAGTTGGAGAAGATTGCCGCGGATCTGAAAAAGGCCACACCGCCTCCTGCCCCCGCAGCACCCCCGGCGCCTCCCGCGCCCACACCGCCCCCCGCAGCGCCTCCCGCCGCTCAAGCACCACCGCAGGCGACTCCGCCGGCGAAAGTGTCACCGCCGACGCCCATCGGCAACCGCGGCAATCCTGGCTACCGCCGTCTGGAGCACATGACTCCGGCCGAGCAGGCCGCCATGGATCTCGATGAGTATCGCCGCAGGCGTGAACTGGGCGAGGGCTAGACAGCAGCCGGGATTTCCCACCACCAAGGAGATCCCACCATGGGAAACGATCTTTTGAACCCGGTCACGATCCTCAAAGAGGGCATGATCCGGCTGGAAAACAACACAACGATGGTGAAGCAGGTCAACCGGGACTTCGATGACAAGTTCGCGGTACCTGACGCCAAAACCGGCTACACCGTAAACGCTCGACTGCCCGTCCGCTTCCGCGGCCGCATCGGCGACTCAATGAATCCCGAGGACATCCGGGAGCAGATGGTCCCCATCACGGTGAATCGGCTGTGGGGCCAGGACCTTCTCATCTCCGATCAGGACCTCACCCTCACGATCGACCGCTTTGGCGAGCGCTATATCGAGCCGGCCTCGGAAATCATCGCCAACATGATCGACGGCGAGGGCAACGACCAGTACATCAACGTGTTCAACTTCGTCGGCACCCCCGGCACGATCCCGACCACGCTCGATACCTATGCCTCCGCCGGCGTCGTGCTTTCGAACAACGCGGTGCCGCCTTCTCCTGGCATGCGTGCCCTCGTGATAACGCCAGCCATGGAAGCAAAGGCCCTCGGCTTCCAGAACAACCTGTTCAACCCGCCCAAGGAAGTCTCCGAGCAGTACCGAACGGGAAAGATGGGTATCGCAGTCGGCTGGAAGTGGAACATGGACCAGAACGTCGCCCGTCAGACCGTGGGCGTCACTAATGCGTCCAACCCGACCATGACCACAGCGGCCAACCAGTCGGGTAGCTCGATTCTGACGACCGGTTGGGCCGCCAGCACCACCGTGCTGAAAGCGGGGGACATCATCTCGATTGCCCTCGTGAACGCGGTTAACCCGATCTCGTTCCGCGACACCGGCACGCTGCGCACGTTCGTCGTCACGCAGGATGTGACCTCCGACGGCAGCGGCAACGCGACCATCAACATCTCGCCGGACATCAACGCCGACGCGCGGTCGCCTTTCCAGACCGTCACCGCCCTTCCCGGAGCCTCCGCTCAGATCTTCGTCTACGGCCAGGCTACCGGAACCGCGATGAACAACATCTCGGGTGTATCGAGCGCTCAGGCCCTCGGTTTCCACCGCGATGCTTTTACGTTCGTCTGCGTCAACCTCGAGCTGCCTGGCGGACTCGACTGGTCCGAGCGTGTGGTTCACCCCCGGCTCGGCATTTCGATGCGCCTGACCCGCGGGTTCGACATCCGCGAAAATCGCCGGTACACCCGACTGGATGTACTTGGCGGCTGGAAGACGACCCGGCCCGAAATGGCCGTGCGGATCGCCAGCAACTAGACGGAGCGGGGCGGCCATCGCTCCGCCCCTTTCCATTCCTCTCAAGGAGATACCGCAACCATGACTTTCAGCAACCCGAAATTTCTCGCTGCAATCGCCGTGCTCGCCTGCCTGGTGGCCATTCCCCTGCCCACCCAGGCCCAGACCACGCTACCCTCGACCACGCTCGCCGCAGCCATCGGTGGACCCTCCACCGGTGCTACCGGCGCAGCGCGCTTCCCGCAGTACATCCAGCTCGCGTCCGTAACCGGCATCACCGCGCCCGGTCAGCCGACGTCGACCTCGGAAATCGGCACCCCGACCGGTTCCTCGTTCACCATCCTCTATGTGGACCGGGAAGCCATGCAGGTGCTGTCGGTCAACTCGACCACGAACGTGGTTTTCGTTAACCGCGGGTTCCTCGGCACCACCGCCAACGCTCACCTGAACGGCGCCACCGTCTACTACGGGCCCCCGAACTACTTCAGCAATTCGGGGTACTGGAACAACAGTGGACCGTCCGGCGCGTGCACGTCGAGCATTCAACCCGTTCTGCCAGTACTTGTAACCGACACCGGCAGGCAATATAACTGCGTGGCCGGCCAATGGAGTGAGGTGACAACGGACGGGTACTTCTTCGTTTCGCCCGCCAACTGCGGCTCCGCTGTAGCTACCACCGCTTACGCCTCTGGGTCGCCGATCGTAACCACGGCTGCGGCCGGCAACCAGGTCTACTCGGTGACGACTAACACCACGGCCGGCACCATCGAGGTCACCTGCCCGATCAACGTTCCGTCCCGTCTGACGACCGGCAAGGGGGTGACGCTTACGGCGGCATCGCTCTTGTATGGCGTTCAGACCACGGCGCTATCCTCAATTGCCGCCGCCACGGTCAAGTCGGTTACCTATCCGGCCTCGACCGCTGGCGGGGCCGCGGCCGCGGGTACTGTCGCCAACGCGGCCGGATCTCTTACCAAAACCCCGACCTCTCTCCAGTTCACCACCACGACCAGCGGCCAGTGCTTCAACGAAAAGATTACGTTTGGCACTCCGATTCAGGCAACCACGGACCTGACTAACTACGCGCTCGACCAGGTGTTTACGACCGCGGGTACCACGGCCACCACGTTGCAGGTCTGCGGTGTGATCGTGTACTACAACCTCAACCAGTAAGTATTTTCCAGGGCCGGGGACTTCTCCGGCCCTGCTTCCCGTTCCAGGAGTCGCCATGGCCCGCCGCATCAACATGATCATTACGATTGGCGCCAGCCCAATCAACGCCGCCACCGGCACGGTGAATGCGCCTGCCGCCGGATCGGCGCCGCTATACGTCTCTGAGTACCTTGTTCAGGCGTTGCCTGGCGGATCGGCCGGTGTCGTCAAGGTTTACGACGGCGTGCCCATCAGCCGAGCGGTCGACACCACGAACGATCTGACGGTGGAGCTCGGCCCGGCGGGGGCAACCACGCCCTCAACCCCATTTGAAATGTGGGATAAGAGCCTCGACCGTGGCGGCATCGATCTCAATGAGATCTGGATCCACGGAGCCCACTCGACCGACACGGTGGCATTCTCGTACGTGCCCAAAATCTGACAAAGGACCCTCCAACCATGCAGGACAAACAGAAACCCCTCACCTCCCTGGATGTGCACCAGCACTCCACCAACGGCGGCAAGCAAGGCGCCAACATCGATCCCACCTCGCACAACGAGAAGGTCGGCCCGAAGACGGGCGGCATTGACCACCTGGTTGACTTCAGCACTCACAAGAAAGACGGTGAGAGCGGCCAGGGCGACGGCAAGAAGCACTGGAGCGGCCACTAAGGCTGCCAGTTTTCGATGAGGGCCAGGCGTTTCTCGGCCAGGCCCTTCTGAGAAACCAGCGCCTCCCGTGCCCTCCGTAGCGGGTCGCCTTCCAGAGCACCCACGAGTGGCGGGACCGCCAACAGCGGCTGGGTGAACCCATGGCGCATCGAGAAACCAGTCCGAAACACGTTCTCGGCTACATCGAAATAGCGGAGGAGCCGCACGGCCAGGCCGCCATCCGGATCTTCGGCGCGCTCCGCCCAGTGTAACCCCTGCGGCAACTGCAACCGCGCGGTAACCATGTCGCTCGCCCACGGCCATGACCGGTCAACGAGCGACGTCATTTTGTAGGCCCACACATCGATATAGCGCTCGGTGAAACGGTCGACGCTCATCGTGAGGTGATGGTCTTCAAACTCGACCGGTAGCGTGGTTTCAAAGTTCACATCGACGGAAAAGAACTCGTCGACAAAATCGCGTGGCCCAGAAGGGAAATCAAGGTTCATCCGAATGGGGCGGGGGAATCTCGCACAAGTGGACCGCTCGCTAATGTCGGCAAAAACCGAGCGCCCAATTTCTGCGACCGCCTTGCTCATTTGGCGCAGGAACTCATTGAGAATAATGCTGCCGCTTAAAAATTGCTTTGCCATCGTCCGAGCAACTTCTTGATTTCGTGGAACGCCACTGCCAGGGCGTTCGGTGGCGGCAAGTCGGCCTTAATCACCTGCTTGTTAAGGCCCAGGTACATGCCCGAAGGGTCCACCTGCACGAAGAATTGAATGAGCTTTCGGCAAGCCGCTTGATTCAGCGCTTCATCGATCACGGCAATCTGCTCGTTGATCGTAGCCAGATGGCGGGTAGCTTCGGCCCGCTCGTCATCGACCAGCCTCACGATGCCGGCGGCATTGAGCTTGCGGACCTCCTCGCGGGCAGCCGTGCGTAAGGCGTTAAGCTTCGCGTTGCGCTCTGCTTCGATCGCTGCCAGGATTTCGGTTTTCACGAGCTTCGCTTTGGCGGCCTGCTCTGTCACCACGCGCTGGGCCGCATCGATCGCCACGACGTCCCGCCGGAGAATGTCCTGCAGGACCGCCTGCAGCAGGTCCACCACCTGATCGTCGGTGAGTTCTTCTAAACCGTAGTCACTCATGGCGTAACTGTGAGTTGCAGCAAATACTGTCCGGTGACCGGCCCCACGCAGAACACGCCAACGCCGGGCGCCCGAACGTACGAGAAAGCCCTTGGTCCACGCTGGCCTGGAACTGCCGCCATAAGGTCCGCGGACCAAGGCTCTTCCTGAGGAATATGGACTCCCATGGCGCCGTCGATGACGATGACCGAGTTTACTGACTTGGGCACAAACGAGAGGTCCCAGTCAGCGCCTGGCCCGATTCTATACTTCGTCTGACCCATGTGGGTCATGAAGAAGCACTCCTTGAATATGGGTGGCGGCTGTTGAGCCTCCGGTATTCCCAACCGCCTCGCGATCGTCTGAAAGACGTCGGCTACCCACCAGTCGGAGACGGGCTGGAGTACCGACACCGTGGTGACGCCGTCGTACAGCGTGACGACGCCCGCGTGGATGTTGAGCGTGAGTCGGGAATTGCCCTTAATCTTGAGCATCATCCCGATGAGCTTTCTCTTCGCCGCCTCGTCCGCTTTGGCGATTTCCTGAAGCTCCGTGCCATTGGCTATCAGCTTGATCTCGCCGGCTTTGACGCCCTCCTCGACGTGGGCCATGACTTCGTTGCGCAGCTCCAGGAGGTAACGGCGACGCGCCCTGCGGATGGCGCTTTTGGCAGCCGCTACGCGGTATGTGGCGTCCTCGGCGGCCGTCGTAATCCGGCCCTGAGTTGCTTTGCGGACGATGGGATGCCGCCGGCCAGCCTCGTCGCAGGCCGCGCCGATCAGGTCGACGAGCTGGTCATCACTCAGTTCTTCGAGCCCGAGGCTCACGGCTTTGGAGCCTCCAGAAGGCCGCAGATGCGCTCACCGAGCGTTTTGTACTCTTCGCAGGAGTACCCTCTGCCGAACCCGATCTTTGCG